AATGATATTAAAGTATACAAAGATATTGATGCTGCAATTATCATACAAGCTGCTGAATGTGTTAATGATGAAGAACAATTTTTGAGGGATACAGAAGATGAAAGATAATATAGGTTGGTACATAACATTTATATTGTTAGGTATAGCATGGTATGTGGTCATCACGCTATGACATACAAGGAATTGGTATACGCTCTTATAGCCAAGAGAAAAAAATATAGAGTAGACACAATGGCAGTATCACAAATGATTGGTGTAGCTGATAGTTCAGTAGGTGATTGGGAACGCATGAAGAAGTGTCCTAATGGGTATAACCTAATGGCATGGGCCAACGCATTAGAGGTAGACATTGTAATCAAAGATTATGAAACCGAATGTCCAGCAGACTTTGAAGCATCAGATGATGTGATAGCCTGGACTCAACAACAGGATATAGATTATGACAGAGAAAAAGAAAAGTTTATCGACTACTACACAGCAAAAGGTCGAACAGCAAACAACTGGGAAAGCATGTTCAAACTTTGGGTACGAAGGGCAGTCGAGTTTAGAGCAGAGTCAGATCGAACACGTGCAACATATGATAAGACTTCGCCCACCTTTGTTCGAGACAGACGTGAGCGAATCGTTAATATGTCAAATGTATCGAGTAAGTTTCTTGAAAGAAAAGGTAAGGACAAGTGATTTTACTGTAGCTGTTGCAGCATGTGAAGATAAACTTGAGCCATGTAAAATTGAAGATGTTCAGATAATGTTAGAAACTATCTGCTCTACTTTTAGTTGTTCAGCACCTAATGATCTAGGTCTTAAAACATATTGGGAGTTGCTCAAAAAATATCCTGCTGGATTATTTCCTTATGTAACCTTACATATATGTGCAACCTACAAATATCCTAGACTACCTATGCCAGTTGACTTTGTATCATATCTTGATGATGAATTTCTAAAAGCATATAACTTTTTAGAGAACCTTAAAAATGCTGGATCTTGGGCTTTACAGCTAGAACAGAATGGAGTAAAATATAGAACATGAGTGTAGTCAAATATATAGATATAGACCGACATAAAGGTTTAGGTGGATCAGATTCACATGCGTTAATGCAAACGAATGTTACTCCTATCCATGAGCTATGGGAGTTAAAGACTCAGCGTAAGCCTGGACCAGATCTGTCTAATGTTTTACCAGTACAGATAGGTACATTGACTGAAGATTTTAATCTTAGTTGGTTTACTAAACAAACTGGTATACATACCGAACCATATCCACAAGAATATATCAAAGAAGATTTTAGAATGGCACACTTTGATGGCTGGTGTCCACAAGAACGAGCTATCATAGAGTGTAAGCACACTAACCATTACAATAAGTTAGAGCATGTAAGGGCTAGATACTATGCGCAGATCCAACATTACTTAATGATGGCAGACCTTGATGTCTGTTATCTATCAGTATTGTTTGGTAATGCACGATGGGAATACTGTGCTATCCCATCACATCAGGACTATCAAAAGATCCTAGCTTATCGTCAAGAAAAGTTTTGGGGTATGGTAGTAAACAACATAGAACCAACCGCAGATAATACTGCATGGAGACTGTATGAGTAAGATGAATATACCTGACGAAGCCGTCAAAATATTTAAAGATTTAAAAATTAATAGTAGTGAAGCCACATGGGATTGTCATGGCACACCTGTTGTATTGCATAAGTATATAGAAATCATAGGAGCTAAACTTAATGTAAGTATAGATAGCCTGGATGTTATAGAAGCTAATGCTAAAGATGGGATAGTCAGCATGAAATGTGTAGCCTCAATCAAAGATAGACAAGTTATATCCTATGGCGAGTGTAGTCCTAAGAATAACAAGAACGCCTATCCATATGCGATGGCAGAGAAGCGAGCAGTAGATAGATGTATCTTAAAACTTGCTAACTTACATGGCTTTGTTTATTCAGAGAATGAGATAGATGACAAAGCACCATCAAGCAAACCTAAAGTAGCAGAGAAAAAAGTAATTAGTTCTGAGCCTACTGTTCAAATGTTTATTGATGAGATGAGTCATAAGCAATCGTATACAGAATTTAATACTACTGTTAAAAAATATCAGGGAGCTATGATTATAGCTAAGAAAGATGAACCTGAATTATACGATAAAGCTAAAACTAAATACGAACTAATCAAAGCAAACCATACGAGAGGTATAAATGTACAATAAGATAACACTAATAGGTAGACTAGGTAGAGATGCCGAAGCTATGGAGTCAAAAGCAGGTAACAAATACTGGAAGTTTAGTATTGCTACCAACGAATGGATCTCATCTAAGGGTGAGGAAGAAACAACCTGGCACAACATCACATGCTTCAATGACTATGTTGGTAAGCAACTTGATGACAAAGGTAAAGCAGGTACTTTGTTATACATAGAAGGTAAGCAGCAATACAATACTTACACTAACAAAGATGGACAAGAAGTTACTGCTGGTCAAGTAGTTTTAGATAGATTTGGATCTGTGTGTAAAATCATGGAGAAGGGTGCGCCTAAAGCTAGTGGTAATGTCAAAGCAGATAATGACTTTGATGATGAAGTACCATTCTAGGAGGAATGATGAAAGTTAAAGCAAGACAAAGAGATGTTTATTATTTTATAAAACATTTTATTGCAGCATACAAAGCATCACCTACGTATAAAGAAATATGTGGGGGATGTCGCATCAAAAGTAAGAGTCATGCCTATGGTTTAGTTAAACATTTAATTGATGAAGGGTACTTAGAAAAAACTAAAGACACCAATCTTAATCGTCAGTTGAAGTTAACTAAAAAAAGATATAGGATCATGGTGTAAACACCTCGAGTTTACCACGCTAGGTTAGTTTATTTTTTTCATTGCCTGGCGATTCCTAAACTTCCCCCACTAGCTGGGGGTTTTTTTTGTCAAATCAACGAGAAGATATCTAACATAAAGATACAAAAAGATTGGTATATTTGGTATACGATTGGGTAGGGGTATATATTTACGGCTGTATATGGGCGACTGAGGGCCTCTAAATTGTAAGGTTTGTTCTAATTCTTAGCGAATGGCATCCATTCTTCTATTTGCTCATCAGTCATGGTAGATTCTGGTATCGGACAGCCTGGAATAGAATTAATTCCTTTGCCAATTAATATGATTCCAAGAAATAAAGCTAACACAATTAAAAAATCTTTCATCTATCGTCTCACTAATGAACCACCAAAATATAATCCTATAATACTAGACACCACATGCGTATCTAATGGTGTGATTACTAATCCACCTAATGGTTTCCACAATGTCATGTCAGTACTGCTACTGAATATCCAGAATCCTTTGGATACTGATTCGGTATAGCCAACAAAGATATCCATGTTAGGATCTATGAATGGTGCTAACTTAGGTAGGACTATGATTGCCATAACACACATCAAGGCAATGTATCTTCTAGTGTTCTTAGTGAATTGATCTGTTACGTTACGTGCTTTGTCAAACTGTTTGGATTGGAAGTCTGCTCTTTGCATTAACATCTTTTGTTGCTCGGCTTTATCTTTACTAGCTTGAGCCATGATACCAAGAATACCACCCAGTACAGTTGATGCACCCATTGATAGTAGTTCCATTGGTATACCCATGTTATCTCCCTAACGGATTGTCATTCAAAACCTTATATAATTTTTCAAATTCTTTTTCACTCCAGGATGTCATGCTTTCTTCTACATCTGATATCTCATCGTAGACTTCTGATATATCTAACTTCATTTCTTTAAGTTGAGATGATTGAGTTTCTACAATACCTTCTAGCTTTGCTATTCTATCTAACAGTACAGAGGTATCAGCCTTCTTAATCTTGCCTAGCCTGGCATTAATCTTTTTTACTTCGTCTACTGTATTTTGGAGCTTTGAATCGTTTGCGCTCATTTTGTAAATTATGCCACCTGCGGCTGGTATTATTGTCAAGACCAGCGATAGTAATACTGCTGGTGTTAAGGTTATACTCTTGCTCCCCTCCATATATCTGCTCCTGTCTGAGACTAATCGTTTCCACGATAGTAATACTATCTTGAATTAT